TAGTTAGCCACCGATGTCTTTAGATCGGAATAATTGGTATAAGGCATATTTCTCTCTTAATCTTTTGGTATTTCGATATTGTGCCAGCCATACACATATTGACCAATGTGCTTTATATACTTCGACAAATCATGGTCTACCCAAGTGTCAAACCCTGCATCCTTGGCTTTTACACAGAAGTAAATGTCCTCACCTAGGATTCTGTTGCCAGGCAATTGCTCAAAGTAAAAGTAAGGTTCTTCGATTGTTTCTACAACTTTTCGCTTAATCAGCATGACACCGCATCCGATGCCATCTGCCTTCTCAATACCTGTCTTGGCATTGGAATAAATCGGCATCCAATCAATCGAGCCATCCTCGTTGATAAGCATATTCTTGGCTGTCGGTTTTACTGGCTCTGACCTTGTAGTCGCATTGACTCCGATAATATCTTTATCGTGAGCCATCAAGATTTGCAAGGTATCTTTTGGAAACCGCATATCAGCATCTACAAATAACAGGTAATCTGCCTTTATATCTAAAGCTGTTTTTACCAAGTTATTCCTCTGGTCAAAGATCAGAGTGCCAGAGCTAGTAAAAAGGTCTATATCGTGATTTGATGTCTTAATGGTATAGGCACACATCGCCACCAAATCAAAGGCTGTAGCGACCTCCATTTGCCCTCTAGCAGGGATTAAAATGGCGATCCTCATACTTCACCGCCTCTAGTGCGGAAAACCCTGTTATCGGGGTCATTTAACCATGCTTTTAAGGCTTTTTCGTCTACGATGTTAAAGCCTCGCATAATTCCTTTAGCATTGAGATCATTGATAATCGCCAATGGTAAAGAAGCTATTTTGTTCTTAGGATCGAACAACTCGCCTGACCATCCTGTTTTGCCAGGGTTTGCATTATATTGCTGTTTTGTATGCTCGGCAAAATCGGTTAGGTCGGTCTGGGAATGGATTATAATCCCGCCCTCGCCATCTGAGTGAACTGTCCTTACTTCTCCATCTACAACATCTAGTAGTTTTTTCATGTAAAACCTATATAGAAAGGGGATGAGTTTTGCCCATCCCCTATTCTACAGACTATCTAACTTTTATCAAGCAGATAAGTCGAAAGCACCGCCATGAGCAGCTTCATTGCGAACTTCTAATGTGAGTTCAGCCAAGATTTGTTTCTTCTCAGCATCGCCTACTTTTGCAATGTCATTGGTCTGGAATGGGCGCAAGTATGCCAAAGCTGCATACTCAGGATCGAGAACCAATGCATCACGAGTCCGCATAAAGCGGTTAGGAACGATCTGCAATACACCAAAGTCGGACTGATAAAGATCAGCACCAGCTAGGATGGTTGCTTGACCGCTTGTAGGCACTTGATAGCGCTGTGCCGACAAACCTGTAAAGCCTGATACTGTCTGCTTGAGAGCAGGCGATACCATCAATACAGAAGGTGTGCCACCGCTTGTAAATACCTTGCTGACTACATCCTTGAGGATTGTCTCGGTAAATGTGCGGGTTGTGCCATCTGTGCGGGTTGATACACCGATGGTTGTAGGATCAGCACCTGCTGTTGTTCCAGAACCTTTGTTGGTGTTGGTCTTGATGTAAGAGAGCAAAGAACCCATCTTACGAGCAGACGAACCAGACGAACCTGCTGTCTGACCTTGGTTAGCTGTAATGATGGTCTCAATGTCTCGCTTGATCTCAGCCGAGGCTTTAGCCAATTGGTAAGCCATCTCAGACTTACGACCAGCAAGGTCAGAAGCCAAGAGAGTGCCAGAAACCATAACAGTCTTACCTACGATCTGTGTATAGTTACCAAGGCGGGTTGTTGGGCTGATTGAGGCTTCTGTTGCGCTTGCGCCTTCAACTAAAGCATTAGCTGTAGTTGCTGCTGCAAGGCTGTCTGTTTGCCACTCATGGTAGACAGAAGTAGCTTTTGTCTTACCGATAGAGGACATGATTGGGGTGTCGGTTGGGCTGATGTCATAGATAACATCGGTTAAGTCCTCACGAGCACCAATTGCTGTATAGCGATCATATGCTGCCATTTTTATTTCCTTTTATAAGAATCGTTCAAATAATCGAGCTGCATCCTTTTTATTGCCAGATTGGCGCAGACGAGCTCTCTCTTTTTTTACTGCTTCATTCTCAGAACTCTGCGGATTAGATGTTCCTGGTCTGATAGTCTTTGGTGCTACAGCTACCTTCTTGGTTGCTGCGCCTTTATTTGCCATCAACTTATCATACTGTGCTGCTTTATAGAGGGCTAATACAGCACGACTGTCATAAACCTGAGAAAGTTCTTGGTCAGTAAATCCGATTGACTTTGCATAATTGCGGATGTCTCTGCGGACTACTTCTGCCTTTACATCATCCTTGAACTCAGGGATCGCTTCCATGAGCTTTGCCTGTTCGCCTTGGATGTGCTTTTGCAGAAGTGCTTGCTGATGGGCTGCTTGTTCTTGTTGAACTCGCTGTCTCTCGGCTTGCACCGCCTGTAACTGTTTCTCCCTCTCTACTTTCTCTGCCATTGCAATTGCATAAGCCACAGGATCTTCTGACTTTAAAGACGAAAGATCTTCTGTTTGGTTTTGCTGTTGTAGCAATTGCTCAATGACTTGGAGTCGCTGAGAGTAGGTTTCCCTAGTCTTTGCTGCTTCCTCAATCTTTACTCTTTCGGCTTCTACAGCCTTCCTTTGTTCCGCTAAAGATTGGGTTTTCTTCTGATAGTCAGCAGTCCTACTGTAGCCATTTAGAAGCTCATCGAGGGTAACTTCGACTTCTTCACCAGAGACTTTAACTCGGTAACGAGGAAGTTCCTCTACTTCTTCTTCTTGCTCTACAGCTTCTTCTGCACTTACATCTTGCTCCTCGAACTCTGGATCACCTACTAATTCGGTAATCGGCTGTTCACTAGCTTCTGGTTGGGCTTGCGCCTCCTCCGCTTGTGGTTCAAGAAAAGACATAAATGCATTAGCTGCACCTCTAACAGATGTATCGACACTCCCTTGTGGGTTGGTGTTCTCACTCATTTTCTACCTCTATGGTTGGTTAAAAAACCTTTATTCGCTTCTTTTCGATTTCGCCTTGATCGGCAATTGATCGAATAGATGCTTCAAATTCTTCTATGGCTCGGAGCTTAACTAAGGCTCTTTCTCTGCCTTCTACATCATGCTCTGCCGAACCGAATATATAAGACTTATAGACCTCTTTGTGAGCCTCTAAAAGCTCGACAAAGAAGTCATCTTGTAAATAGATCTTTGCTCGGTCTACTTTGTTCATCCAGGAATCCTGACATCTCCTGTAAGTTTAGCTCCTACTTGTGCTGCTTTCAACTGAGCTTCTGCTTGGAACTCTGCTGTCTTTAACTCTAAGTTTGCAGCAGCTTTCTCTCTCTCAAGCTGAATCTGTGCTTGTGCCTTTGCCTTGGCAATCTCAATGTCATTGAGTGCCTTGGCTCGGTCTACTTCGATCTGTGCTTGGGTCTGTGCCATGAGAGCATCCATAGCAGGATTTGGCATTGCCTGTGGTGGCTGTGGCTGAGACAACATTTGGTCTAGCTCTGGTGGAATCTCCTTAAAGAACTCCATCGAGTCTTTGTATCCTGCTGCCTCAATAAACTTGCCTAAAGTATTGCGATACTGACCCACAGATACTAACGGATTAGCAAAGCCTTGGGATGACAAGATTTGCTCTTGTTTTTGCATCACCATCGCTGCCATTGCCATCTTTTGATCTTGGCTACCTGTGCCAAGACCAACATTGACTGTTACATCGTAATTATTCTTCCACTCTCTAGGATCAATTGAGACATACTTGCCTCGGAGTCGGATGACCCTTGGCTTGTCCTGATACTTAAGCAAGAGCTGGAAAATGCCTGCAAACAGGTCTTTAACACCTGTATCGGCAAAGATACGAGCAATCATCTCAATCCGACCAGAGCCAGCTTGTTGCATCGCTGCAATGGCTGTTGCTGTGGTGTTTTGTAGAATGTTTGGGTCAATACCTTGGCTTGTAGAAGTAACTCCTGACCGTTTCTGCAAGACCTGATCCATGTAATCCAACATTGGGAAGGACTGCGCTGCTGTGGCAGGAACTACCATTGGCTGAACTGCACCACTCGACTTGACTCGAACCACTCCACCAGGAGCAGAGGTCAATAGGTCATCTAGGTTTACTTGACCATCTAAGGCTGTAACTCTAGGCATATTGGTCAAATACAGGTTGTCTAGGATTTGGCGAGTAATTGTAGACTTGATGAGCTGGATGTCCATTGCTCGGTCTGCAAGGCTTTGACCAAAGAACTTGTGAGGCATTGGGATTGGGCAGACACTAGCAAAAGGAATATGGTCGCATTCCTCATTGTCTAGGATCTGGTCTCCTGCATAGGTTACTTTGCGGAGTTCTGCAATCCCATCACCATCAAAATCGGTGCGGATATAGCACTCAAAGACTTCTACTTCTTGCATCGTAAAGTCTAATGTCTGTGTCTCATCTGGCATCTCGCCCTGAGTAAATCGAGCCACCCTCTCAGGGGTATATGTCAGGTCATTGTAGGCTGGTAGTTTATCTACAAGAGATTGGTCATACCCTAAAGTTACTAAATCTGATCTTGTCTTGACTGTCCGATGGGCTACAAACCTTGCATGCTTAATCTTCTTGTCTCGCTTGGCAATCAAGAACTCCTCTGGTGGCACATTCATCACACAGACTTTGCCAACTTCTTTCTTCTTGCGGACTACGACATTGTAGGAAAGCACAGCAGGGATCGGCATACCCATTGGATCTACCGATGCAGATGCAATCTCCTCTGTCTCTTGGCTGACTAATTCCATCTCGCCATCAGCAAACAGAAGTGTTAGTTCTTCTGCATTAAGACCTTTGTATTCTTCTTTGGTTGGTTCTTCTGCTTCTTCCCACCAGTATTTGACAATACCATTCTTTTGTAGAAGTGCATCCTTAAACCAATCATGGAGAATGATGACTCCATCATTGTCATTAAAGAATACATAGTTTGTGAGTTCTGTGGCTTGTTTAGCCATCTCCTCATCGCCTGGCATCCGAGGCTCGAATCGACCTAACTCATCTGAGCCAGCAAAGATTCGCATAAGCTGTGGCAATGCACCATCGACTACTTCGGCTACTTCGCCTGTAACAATCTTGCTACGACCTTCTACTTCATTGCCATACTCATATCGGTTGTAGTAGTTGATAGCCTTGGTTCTTTGCTCGACTGTCTCAGTCTCTACATAGCCAATAGAATCTTCTATCTCCGCTTCGACAATGACTTTTAGTTTCTGTTCATCCATTTATACGATCCATGAAGTTTTAACTGTTATTGGCTGATCCCAAGTGCTGTTTTGTTCCATACCGATTGCCAAATATCTAAAGCTATCGCTACCATGCGATGCCCAATCATGCAGAGGCTTGTCAAAGAATACAGACCGCTTCTCATCATACTCTCGCCTGTAGTTCCTAAGACAATCTAATCCTTGCTTGACCTTTGGCATATTAAACCAACATCTAGGTAGTAGTCTACGAACTGCTTGTATGCCATCATCTACAGAAAGTCTTGGCAGAACCCTGACATCTAGTCCTGATTCTCTCAACACTTCTAGTCTGCTTTTACCTGTGCCTAGCTCTCTTACTTCCACATCATGAGGCAGTAATTGCTCTGCTTTTTCCCATCGGAACTCTTTTAGCCAATTGACATACCAATCGAGCCCTTGACCATGATTTTCTACATAGTCTAAGAGTCTGACTTCTTGTCCTGTTACTTGGGCTACCCATAGGGCTGTGGAGTCTCCCATTCCTAAGTCCCAGGCTACATAAGTCCTGCATAGATCATCTCGATCTATATTGCACATCCGACCTTTTGCTTCTACATCATTGAGGATCTTGCCATAGTAGCTACCCTCTACTGCTGCATTGAATGAGCACTCGAACTCTTGGTTGTATTTGTCCTCGCCCATTTCTTTTTGGGCTGCCCATAGCTCTTTCTCATCTATGAGCTTTGTCTCACTAGCCTTGAACTGTAGAGCTGCCCATCCTGGCTCTTGGCTTGCTCTGTCGAACAGTTCCTTGAAATGGTTATTTCCTTTAGGAGTGCCGATAAATAGGCAGAATCCCTTTCGGTCTGCTAATGCAGGTCGAATGATCTCGTTCCAGATCTTAGGGTTTTGATCGCCAATTTCGTCAAGCACTACCCCATCGAAATACTGCCCTCGGAGTGAATCTGGGTTATCCGAGCCATACAACTGGATTCGCCTACCTAAGAAGTCTACCCTTAATTCCGCAATATTGGCTACTGCATCTAGCGGTCTGACAAAATGGGTTAAGTAATCCCATGCTACTCTTTTAGCCTGACTATATGTCGGTGCTATATAGGCATACCTAGGGTTCTGCTTGTCATTCTGCATCGCCCTCTTAATTAACTCATTGAGAGCTGCAACAGTCTTGCCCATCCTTCGATGAGCTACTCCCACCACAAATCGGTGGTTATCCATTGCCTCATGGATCTTTAACTGAGGCTCTCTAGGCTTGTAGGGGATGACTACTCTTTTTACTTCGTCATCTGAAAACTCTACTTCTCCCAAGCGACCACCATCTTAAATGGCTCACCATCCGAGCCTGTAATATTGTTCTCGATTGGCAGTAATCTGCCATAGATCTTATAGAACTCGCCTTGGTTCTTAGAGTCTGCTTTAGCCCAATTGACCATGCCTTCGACTCCACCTAAGTCCTCGAAAGCCCTAATGATGTTCTCTTTTGCTACTCTGGGGATCTTATTAGTCGATCCTTTTGGTCTGCCTGCTCCTGCTCTTAGACCGCCATGATTTGATTTAGTTGTCTCTAAATTATCAATTTCTGTAGAGTTTTCCATTCCATTCCCTATGGGTTGATGGTTGATGATGTTGCTATTCTACAACAGATTTAGTCTAGTAGTCCTTCTACTTTTTGACTATTCTTTTCTAGTATCTTTACATCGGTTGGGTCAAAGATTACAAAGTTAGATGTTCCTTTGCCTCTACTACGACTACCTTCGTCTAGGTAACTAATACCAGGCACACCTTGCCGTTGTAACAACTCTGAGGCTTTTGCTGGTGAGCCTTGATTCTTTGACAAAAACTCATAATATTCTTTGCCTGTCATGTTCCAATTCATGTCTAAAGGCTTCATTGATTCTAGTTCTTTATTAACTAATGAACTTAAATCCATTTTGTTGAGTTTTTCAACAGCTTGTTTTTTTATCTCTTGACCAGCCTTTATATTGGCATCGCTAAACATAGCCATGTAATCATTTCCAATTTCTATTGGTGGCAATGATTTTCTTATGTCGTTTTCTATGTTTATAAGGGTTCTATCTTTAACCCTTTGTTCTGCTTCTGATCGTAATGCTTCCATTATTTTAGGTTGTTGACTAATAGGCTTATCCCAATCCAACATATTAGGGATGTATTCATCAGGAATATCTACTTTGTAGAGATTACCAATGTTTTCATCTAATCCAGAGAATTTCTTTAAGTCTAGGCTTTTTATAAACTCTTGCTTTGCTACCCATACATCATCTGGCATTGCATTATCTACATTCATCTTTAAAACTTGTGGGTGCTTTCCGAGCATTACATCTTCCTAAACAGATAACTCGGCATTTGCTTTATCAATTGCTTTGTTTTTTGCCTCTCCATTGGGCATTCTGTATGCTCTTTGCTGTGCATTTTCGGCTTTATTGTATAAATCCAGTATTTCTTGATTGTTATACTTCAAAGCCTCTGGCTCAACTCTTGCAGCCATAGTTTGATATTGCTGTGCAACTTTAGGATTCTCAGCAAAATACATACCATGCCCATATGCTTGAGCACCTTCGCCAGTTCCTACCTTGCTAATGTCAAACTTGCCTCGGATTGTATGGGGTGTGCCATGATAGGCTGTCAAAGGCTGTAGAAGTCCTTGAGAAGCCATATAGTTCTCTAATGCCATTCCTGCCTTTGGTGCTACTGCTTTTGCTCCTGCAACTGCTGCTGGTGCTGCAAATGGTGTGGCTGCGCCAAGGTAAGCTAAAGGCTCACCTTGTTGATAGCCTTGTAGGTAAGCTGTTTGGTTAGGATCTAGCACAGACATATTCTGTCTTGCAGGAAGTCCATAAGCTGCCTCTGCTGTGCCTTGCATCTGTGGCAAAGTAGGAGCACCCAACAGTCCACTAAAGGCTGTAGGGTTTACGATTGCCCTAGCTGCCCTAGTAGGGATGTCTAACAAACCCTGTAGTCGGGCTTGTGCCAGATCTAATAGGCTTGCCATATATTCCTTTTAATGAACTGTAGGTTGCTTACCGATAAAGTAAATCTCATTACATCCTATTCTTTCTGATAGCTCTAGGATGAATTTGTAGATAATCTTTAGTTCTTCTGCTTTGTGGTGAAAAGACTCGAATCTTGTAGGGCAGTTACTTAGTTCTACAACTGCAACATTCTCTGCCATCTAGCTCCACTTGCTGCGGTCTGCCCAATATGCCGCACTCAGCTTTCCTTTAGCTATGTTCTTAGCATGACGAGCTTTGAATGACTTGCGCCTAGCTTTATCCGCTTCCGACTCATTCTTGCTTGGTGGGCTACCAGACACTCCCTGCTGCCCATAACGAATCGTCTTAATAGTATCGCCTTCCTTGGCGACTACGACATGGCTTTTAGTGGGGTGATTTGGGGTGCGCTTTGGTCGATTAAATCCGCTTACACCAATCCTCTCTAGGATCTTGGCAGCTTCTCTTATTTTCACTTCTTAACTTTCATTGACTTGCCAGCAGAACTTAAAGCAATTGCAATCGCCTGTTTGGGGTTCTTAACGATTTTCTTGGACTTGCCAGAGTGCAACTTGCCCTCTTTGTATTCGCCCATTACTTTGCCAATCTTTTTCTCAGCTTTGGTCATCTTCATTTTTTTACCCCATAAAAGTATAGGTCTTTGGTTGCTTGGTTTGTAGAAAATTGATGTTCTGAAAACATACCTTCTACATTGAAGTCTTGCTCGGTCAGGTTTCTGTAGTAATCCCAAGTAATTAGTGGTGCATCAGCAGGGCTACATCTGCTTGTGCCATGCTCAGGTCTGCCTGTTGTTGCACAGGAAAAAATTACCAAACCGCCAATTTTTGTCATCCTGTGCATATTTAGGAAGGTTTCTTCCCAATCGGGGTTGTGCTCAAAACACTCACAGGAAATGGTGGTGTCATAAGTTTGGTCTGGATGGTCTAAGTCTTGCCCTAAACAGACTAAATCTACATCCTTGCCTTCGCCTACATCTACACCTAAATAATCACAATCTACAAATAGGTCTCTGATTGTGCCATTGATATTTAGGCTACCAATCTCTAATACTTTTGCATTGCAGAAGTTTTCTGGAAATTTACTTCTGACTGACTCTACAAAATCGAACTGTTGTTTATGAGCCACACTACTTCTTTTTGGGCTTTGCAGTTTTAGCTGCTAGTTTGAATGCTTTAGCAGTCGGTGCGCCCTTAGTGCCAGGCTTTCGCATCTTTTCGCCAGATCCTTCGGCTATCCTTTTCCGCTTTGCGTGAATTGCTGCATACAAACCTTGTGGCTTTTTCATTTATAAGCTCCTACAGCTAGTTCTAATTTTTCATCGCCTAAAAACTCAGCGACAGATTTGCATAAAAAGTAAAAGTCCTCATAATTAAAGTCAGACTTCATTCTATTTATTGCTTGGCATACAAGGATTGTGTTATCTTTTGTATAGCCAATGTTGCTATCAATTCTTTCTATAGAAACTGTGTTAAGTTTGCCAGCCTCTAGTGTCATTTCAATGCCAGAATAGGCACAAATTTTATCTTGTTTTATCCAACAATCTACTATATCTTTGATTTCTAAAGAAAATTCTTGATCTCTTGATTTAGCTGATCTTTTAGCATTTCGTAAAAATATTACTGCTCTACCTTCAATTGTAGAATTTTGTTTTGCTCTAGCTTTAATATTTCCAATTGTGCAACAAACTTTGCACCAACTATGCAGCCCATCTGATGTTAAATGATGCTTAAAAAATAGGTTTTTTGGCTTTTCTACTTTGCAGCGAAAGCAAACCTTATTTTCTATCAATCTTCATACTCCCCAGAATCTTCTTCTTCCATGTCGCTTTCTTCCTCCTCTGCGCCCATTGGTTCAAAAGCCATACAGCCATTTTCTCCAGAGCATACAAAGTCGAAAATCTCGCAATGACCCATGCCTTTACCAACTCCGCATTTTGTCATTTCTTCGCCTGTCTCAAAATACTCACAAGCCTTGCACTTGCCTTCGCCATCCTTACGAGCACCATATTCGGCTGTCAGGATTGCCTTTTTCTTATTGCCTTTGTTGATGTCAGCATCGACTGTAGATAAAGGGCAGCTAGACATATCGGACTCTAGGAGACCGCCTTCTTTTTTCTCAGCCTTCATTGGGTCTTTGCCCAATAGACCGATCATAATGCTCATGCCCTTATCTTTCATAGTTCACCTAGAAAAAAGCCCTATTGCTAGGGCTAAAAAATGAAGAATCACTAAATTTTGGGTGCAATTACCCAAGCAAATTATAAAGCATTTTTTATGATGTAAACCATTTTTGGTGCAGTTCTGGCATATTTTCTTTAATCCATGCCTCGGCTTCCAGATGGTTCTTTGTGTGATCCATGCCGATAGTTTGGCTGCCGACATGGTGGACATATGATCGGCTGACATAGTTTTGGTAGCCATTTTCCTTAATTTGTAGACATTGGATGTCATCGGAATACCAGTTAATCGGCTTGTAGTCTACCCATTTGTCCTTGTGGATATAGGCAAAAAGAGGGGAAATAATATCTGTAGGAATTATTTTCCCTTCTTCCATATATCGGATGCCTTCTCTTTGCTTGAACTCTCGGATGTTTTGTAGACCTCGGACATAATCCGACTTAGCAGAAACCCACCCTGTATCTCCTGGCAGAAGTTCTACATCTTCCATTAGTAGGCTGTAGGATGTTGGGGTCAGCACAATATCATCATTGGCTACGATTACATCGTCAAACCTAGCAAATGCATAGTTCACTACATAGTTATAGGAATCGCCAAAGTTATTGAAAACATTTGATAGGTTTATAGTTTTATGTCTATTAGCCTTTAGATTGCTTCCAGAAACAAAAATAATAACATCTTCTGGAACATACTGGTCTATGCTTGCCAACAGCACAGGAAGGCATTTAGCTGTTTTGGTGGCTATTACTATCGGAACATTTCGCACAGACAAACCTTTCATTCATCCCATTGTTGAATATCTCGAAAATCCCACTCTCGGTTGTCTTTTGTAGATTGCACCTTGAGCATATCCGCATAGTCTTTACTTTTGGCTCTCTTGTCGAGCTGATCTTGGAGTCTTTTTTTAGCATTTTGTAGATCGGTTTCAAACCGCTTCGGGGATATTCTGAGGTGATGGGCTAGTTGATTCTGACTAGCATATGGGTGGCTCACATACCGAGCCTTTAGGATCTTTCTAAGTTCCAAAGGCAGAGCCTTTACACAATCCTCAATTAGTTCTCCATCCTTGTGATCTGGCTCATAGTGAGGTTCTTCTGGTGCATATAGATTGCCGAGTTCTGGAATGTAATTCTTCTCAAAAGATCGGCAAGTAGTCTCTGGTTGCGGAATGACGATGCCATACGAAAGCCACCAAGCCCAGTTCTGTAGTCTCTCATCCAAATGGTCTTTTGCCATTAAGGAAATCCCTAATATATTGACTGTATAATTGTAAACAAAAAATCTGTATTATTTCAATATCTTAACAACTTGTAGAGATTATATGAAGAATCAGCATGGGTATTATCTAACAGACCAGGAATTTGCCGATTTGTGGCAGAAGTTTCCTAGCCCTACATTGATGGCAAGGGAAACCAAAACAAGTGCAAGAGCTATATTAAACAGAAGGCGAACTGTAGAAGTTAGGTTGGGGATAAGTCTAGAAATTGGAGTAGATTTAAGAAAAGAACATAACAACAAACTAAAACAAGAAAGACTAGAAAGACTAAAAGCCAAGAATGAGGCTAGGATAGAGCAAGCACCAATCTCAGTTAGAAGGGGAACACATCTTGATAAGGGTCGGATTATTGTTTTCTCGGATGCTCATTTTTATCCTGATGACACCACTACAGCTTTTAAGGCTCTTATTAAGTTTATTGAATATTTCAAACCTCAAATCGTAATAAATAACGGAGACTCATTCGATGGCGGCTCGATCAGTCGTTTCCCCAGGATCGGTTGGGATAAAAAACCTACTGTTCAAGAAGAACTAGAGGCTAATAAGTTTTATCTTGGAGAGATTGAGAAAGTCCGACCAGCAGGATGTAGATTGATTTGGTGTCTTGGAAACCATGATGCAAGATTTGAGACTATGTTGGCTGCACAGGCTAGTGCTTATGAGGGAGTCCAAGGATTTTCCCTAAAAGATCACTTTCCTCATTGGGAAAATTGTTGGTCATTTTGGGTCAATGATGATACTGTGATTAAGCATCGGTTTAAAGGTGGTCGCTACGCAGGCTATAACAATGCCACAGCAGCTCAGACGAACATCATTACAGGTCATACTCATGTTTTAGCCTGTCAGCCGATTACAGGCTATTCTAGGACTATATGGGGTGTCCAGACAGGCACTCTTGCAGAGCCAAACAATATGCAGTTTGCAGATTACACCGAGGACTCGCCTAAGGATTGGCGATCTGGCTTTGTCATGCTTTCTTGGGAAAATGGTCGGATGTTGATGCCTGAGATGATCCAGGTCTGCGATGAGGATGCGGTTGAATTTAGAGGAGAGATATTAAAAATATGAAACTAATTTTATTGTTTTTTTATTGGTTTTCACCATCTCTTTGGTTTAACAAAAGATTTTGGAAATATGACCATACAACACCTTCTGGATATAAGCTGAAATGCAGATGCGGTGTATTTATGGTTTTTGATAAATGAAACTGACCCCTGCCATTTTGAAAAACATTTACAGTATGCTGTATTGCTGTGAGCCTTTTTCTAAGTGGAAGTTACCGCTACCAGAAACCATAAAGTTCATTGTTGATGCAGATCCTGATGTAATGGGAACTTATCTTTATGATGATTCAGAGAAGTGGGAACATATCATTACCATCTCTACCGCTAGATGCGGATTCCTAGAGACTGTAGTTCGGACTATGGCGCATGAAATGATCCATATGAGTTTCTATCGGAGAAGGGGTCATAAGTGGGCGCAACATGGCAAAGAGTTTAGAGCTAGATGCCACATGGTCGGCAAAGAATTAGGTTTTGATCCTCTCGAATTGTGATTGGTGCTCCCTGACAGAATCGAACTGCCAATCCAAGATTACAAATCTAGTGTTATACCATTTAACTAAGAGAGCTATTCTGTGCATTCACAAGGTAAATCAAAACCTACAAAAGGCAATGTCATTTGTGATTCATGCATTCTAATTACATCACTCCAAGAGTAATTTCTACCAAGACCTTTAATTGTAGTTAATTCTGCATTTTGTTCTATCTTTAATGCTCTTTGTATAAGGTCTGGATGCTTCTCATACAAATCAATAATTTCTTTTGGTCTGCTTGATGGACAGAAAAAACAAGCTGATTTAATAGGCATTTTTACTCCAGCCTTTTCTATCTCCTCAATACATTCTTCTCTTTCCCATCCCCACTCAATCAATGGATATTTGTTTTCATACATATTGTCCACTCGCTTCATAGCATTTTCCATTCTGCGAGTTTCTCCTGCATCGTATCCAATATATTTAATACATTTAAGACCTTGATCCCAAGCATCCATAGCTGGTTGCCATTGTTTTATAAATTTATGCTGTGGTCTTATTTTGTAATGATCCGAACATCTTTTAAAGCCATAAGCAATACTAGGTAATGCTTTGTTGTCTAAACATTCCTGCTCTAGTGTAACCACTTCATCATCTTTTGTTTTTCTGACAACAATAATTTCTGGATAGTTTTTATCTTTTAGCCATTTGCTAAAGTATTTAATATGTTCATAGGTTTCTGGTCTTTCTGCGCCAGTATCAGCAAAAAGTATTAAATCTATTGGCTGACTCCTATTTACAAGACCAATAACCATAGCTGTAGAGTCTACACCACCACCAAAAGCAACTATATGCGGAACATTCATTTAATCACCCCAATAAGTCCTCTTTCAAAAAGTTCTCCGATGGTTTTACGATGTGCCGATTCCCACATCTCAATCCTTGACTCTTTCGAGAGTTTGCTTCCCTGATCGACTTCCGAGTGGCAGCGATAACACAGGGTCGCAATACGATAATCATTCGATTTAATTCCCTTACCTTTACCATCGAAAAGCTGATTGGAATGGGCTGCAACACAAGTTCCATCTTCTATCCCGCAATGCTGACAAGGTATTAGTCTAGCAACTTCTAGCAGTTTTTTGTTTCTATACATTTACCGCCTTGGTATAGGCTTGTATTCGCTTAGACACTACTACCAGTTCCTCAGATGCCAATAAAGCCTGTTTTAGGTCTTTCTTCAGCATGGAATCATGGTATTCCCTTTCTAGGGTTTTTAGTCTCAATACAAGTTCTGCATAATCAATCATTAGTGGTTTCCTTCTAAGTTTGTTTTCTTCTCTAATTCTGCTCTGAGCATCACATTTTCTTCTCTAGTTTTCTTTAGTAACTGAGACAGAAAATGAGCAGTTTTTAGTAGCTCGGTATACTTCTTTTGGTATAAATCGTAATTTTGACTGTCCACTATTTTGCACCAATCTTGATAGAAATGTATACAATAAGAAACACTATCAATCCCCAGATGTAGACAAAATCACTATCGAGCATTGTTGTCTATCGCCCTGTTGGTTGCTTCTTGGCTTCTCCAGATCTCTACTTTTAACTGAGCTGCTGTCAGCATCCATTTTAACTTTTCCTCTGCCTCTACAGCCTCTTTTAAGCCCTCTAGGAGACCGATATACTCTGGGTCGGCATAAGCATCCACCTCGGCTGCTGCAACTGATTTAGCCGATGATTTAGCCATCAGGATGCTTTTTTTAGACCGCAAGAAGTTCTCTAAATAAACCCTTTCTGCTTTCGCTTTGGCGAACTCAGCACTATGTTTCATGATGTATTCAACTGCTCTGGCTGGATCTATATCCATCTGTCTTTCTCCCCTCTGTTACCCTTCTGCCATTGGTCTGCAAAGTCTTTTAGTAATTCGCTATCAAGATTGTATTTTGATAGATATTCCCTAAACTTCTGCAGACCCCAATCTGCTCTCCATTTACAAAGCTGTCTTACTGCACAGCGATGCTTGTATTCTTGCTCTGAATTGAGCAAAAGATTCTCCTGCATATGGGTTCAATCCTAGTTCTCGACCTTTAGCTAGTGTCAGCTCGTCTGATGCATACCAAGGCAATGGTGGCTTTTTATTCTCTTTCTGCTCGATTACAAGTTCATCCTCGAACCTCTCCTGATTTAGCCAGGTAGAGGCATGAGGAATGAACTCCCAATCAGTCCCCTTTGCGACCCAGTATTTTCGATGCTCGACTATTGCCTCTAGTGCCTTTTGTTGGTTTTCCTGACTTAGTTTTTCCCACGATCTTTTTGCTGTTAGCTTTCCGACCTTTCTTGGGTATTGCTGCCAAAACTGCTCGAACATTTTTTTTCCTTTCCCTTAACCCTACAGCTTCTTCCATAATTACATCAAAACCTGCTTGCATCATAAACTGATGCCCTACCTTGTCATAGGTTACAAGGCACTCTGCCGATCCATCTGGCAGCTCTTTAACTATCTTGACTTGGATCTTCATCTAACCATACCTTTATGTTGTTATTAAAGTCTGCTTTCATTAGAACAGGCTTGTTTAAACAATCTAACATTTTATACAAAGTATCTTTTATTTCCTCGGTAGTTTCCCCTACTACTCCAACACCTCTTGCAGTATACATATAGGGTTCATGGTTCTTGTCATAAAAAACCTCGCAAATCTCTACCCATGATTCCCCATTGTTTTCTTCTGTAAAGTCTACCACTCTGTGATTCCAATGCATATCAAAACCATTTCGCTAGTTCATAAGAGATGTATAAGACACATCCAAAAAAATACATGGCTACTGCTGCTGCTTCCACCAAGATCAATGGTATATCCCTTTGGTATATACCAGCAAGAGTCCATAATCCGCTACCAATCAAACTTAGGAATATGTTTGCAGGATAGATATTGACAGATGTAAGCCCAATCCCTATAAGACAGAGTATTGTGCCAAGCCATTTTATCAAAATCATTTTTTCTTTCTTGCTTCAATCTGCTTTTGTAAGATGTGCCAGAACTCTGATTTTATAATCATTTTATCCCATGCCTTTCTTCTATTGTTTTAGCAAAATTAACATCATCAAATTCCCATTCATCAATTCCTGATTGAACATAGCAAGAATCTCTAATGGCAATTATTTCCTCATCACTTAATGGCTTTGTTTGTGGTGTGGTGTAAAGTGGTTTCCATCCCAAATCTTTAGGATGTTGTGTTGTAATCGTTGCTTCATAACCAATTTCAGGGCATATTTCATTACCATTCATCCACGCTACAGGCTCACCTTGTTTTTCCAACTCCGCTATTCGGTCTGCTTGTTGGCGAAGCATATATGCGGATTTAACAGTTAATTGGGTGTTATCTCTAAGCAGTTCATCTGCTAATTCGTATGCTGTCATTTTTGCCTTTCTGAACTGTATTTGTAGAGAATACAGCTCCTTGCAATTTAATTCTACATTTTTTTTATTAGTGTTTACACTTACAACCTATAAGTATCATAAATGTTACCTTAATTAACTTATGGGTTTATTTATGAGCCATTATGTAAGAAATTGTGCAGTATGTTATACATTTTGAAACTTTTTGTTCATTTTATGAAACATTTTTTCTGTAATCTTTGCAATGTTTATTGCCTTTAAGTTTATTGCACCAAGCACAAAGTATTTGTAAATTTTTAATATCTAAAGCTAATTCTGGATAAAATTTTCTTGGCTTAATATGATCTACACAAATTTTCTTTTTTGATCCGCATCTGTGGCATTTGTAACCATATTTTTGTAGAGCTTCTTTTCTAAGCAATTTCCACTCTTTGCTTTGTAAAAAGTCTTTTTTTTGATTTCTAAAAAATTCTGCTAACTCATTGTTAGACATTTTAGAAACAATAGATTTATATAAAGACTTACTAAGATACATATTTGCCTTTTGGTGAACGAACCTAGCCTAACCTAAGTTCGCCTTCATCTGCCTCTTGGAGCCACAGAACCCGACAGTCGTTCAAGGAATCGGCACTATCTTCGCCACCGATGTATGGGCTGTTGCATCCTTTTACCCCTAGTAGCCCTTGTATCTTATCTGCTAGTGGTTTTCATCGCCCAGATAAGACCGAATCGATACTATAAACTAAAATTCAAATTCTTTGTAATCATATCTCCCATTAGGCTTTTTATACCATCCAATTACTAACACCCGCCAATTTGATCTTAGCAATTCTGGCAAGATAGGCGATTCGCTTATTTTGCGGATACGAGTAGACATATTGTTTTTTGAGGTCAATTGTATTGCGATCGTTTCGCCTTGCCCAATAGCCAAAATATCGAATAGGTTGAACAAGTCTTTTTTTCTTTTTGTGAAACTGTTGTATGACTCGACTATATCGCATTGATAGCCTCTTTCTTGGAATAAAGCGACAGTTCGCTGATTAAGACTAGCCAAGATCCTCAGGATGAATCCTGCCCTCTGATGCAGTAATAATTGCTGCATGATGTTTTTTAGGGATGCTGTTTCTCATTGACCATGCATAGACAGTTACATATTTCATGCCTAGCTTTTCTGCTAACTCTTTATATCCACCAAAGACTTCTAGCAGTTTGTCAAAATGTTGTTTTTGTGCAACAGTATCCATAGATTCTCCTTTTGTAGATCTTTGATTCTACACCTAAACAGTATAAATCTACATATTAGGGAAAGTCCCTAGTAAATAGTTCTACAAATCTCTACAAATGGTGTATAGTCATATCTAAGCAATGTTGCTTATTTCTGTGAAGGGAAATGAAAATGCAAATGAAAGAAATTAAATCAGAGCAAGGATGTGCCAAGATTGGATTTGGTATGTTTCATCCAGCTACAAGAACAACATATGAAGATCAAGAAGGCAAAAACTGGTTTAGTGTAACTGTGCATTGTGGATGCAGAGGAACAAAGGGTGGACATGACCCAAGATCAGGAGCTTGGAGATTTTATGAGGGTAAACAACCCGAATGTAAAAACAGCAGTAAGGTTAAATAATTAACATCCCCCTTCGGGGGGAATATTTTGGGGGAAATTATGAAAGACTACAAAGGTGAATTAAAAGATATATTGGTAGGTGCAGTTGCAGCTCTACTGATGTTCGGTATTCCAATGGCAGTATATGTTTATAGAACTGGGGGGATTTCATGAATAAATATGACTATTGGTTAGAAAGTGGTGCGGATCAACAATGTATGGCAGATCAGCAAGAATATGTCTGGTCTGAATACATGAAGCCTGGCAAGCCTTGTGATCCAATGGACTTGGATAACTTCCAAGAATATCTCCTAGAAGCAACAGCATCTCATGCAGGATTTGAAAAATGGGAGAATCTCAGGCAATATGCTGATAGAGGTGAATGGGAAAAGTTTGGTCGGGCTATTTACTATTTAGTCCATGACCATATCGAAAACAAACTAATTAGTGAGGAAGAATAATGTCGAACTATATGGAACTTAGAAAGATTGATGTCTCGGATAAGATCGAGAAGAAGAATGGATTGTCTTATTTGTCTTGGGCATGGGCTGTAGATACATTGCTACAACATGATCCGACTGCTACTTGGTCTTATGGTCAGCCTGTAATGTTCGGTGAGACTGTCATGGTTTTCTGCACAGTCAATGCTTTTGGCAAGTCGATGACAGCACAATTACCAGTAATGGACTACCGCAATAAGGCGATACCTAACCCTGATGCTTTTGCAGTCAATACAGCTATGCAAAGATGCCTAGCTAAAGCAATTGCTCTGCATGGTCTTGGTCTGTCTCTCTATGTCGGTGAGGATCTGTGGGATGATGTTGAGCCTGTCAATGCCGATGAGTTGATTGCCAAGATCCTATCAGCTAAAGATTTACCAGAGCTAAAAGTTCAGTTTGCATCGGCTTACAAAGAAGTTGCCAAGGACAAAGAGGCACTAAAAAAGGTCAATGATGCAAAAGAAACTAGAAAGGCACAGTTAAGTGAAACTAGCTGATGAGCAGCCTGATAATGTTTGTTTTGATTGTGGAGAGAAATGGGGTCTTAGACCACTAAAAAATGGGGAGAGTCATAGAATATGGATAGACCAATGCGATGTTTGTTCAAAGCTCACAGCAGTAGCAGATGCCTCGGAATATGGATATATGAAGGAAGGATGGGATGGAAACAAAGTGGTGTCATAGTTGCCAAGTTTTTAGGGCAAAAGATGGTTTTAAGTTGGTAGCAACAGGCAGCAGATTGAAACCAGTAAAAAGGTGGAAATGTGCATTTTGTTTAAAAAGGGAAGCGGAGAGAAAATATGCAAGCAGAAAATGAATTTTTCAGTAAAGCAAAAAAGATAGCAAAGCAGTTAGATGAAGGAACATACATCTACACACCTAGCAGCACCGACATTACGATTCGGTGGCGCAAACTGTATGGCTATGTTCCTGCTAGTGAACAGTTGAAGTATCAAAAGAAATGGGCTGAGTTCCGAGCTTTGGCTAATCGAACTTTAGCAGATGTAGAACAGCCAGAGATGCCAGGAGTGGTTGCATGGAAAAAGTGGCAAAAGTCTTAGTTGAGATCGGGATTTACTTTTTCTTGCCTTTTGCGATAATAAAGGTATCTTGGGACTTATCTAAGTCCTGGGTAGAGGAGTTGATTAAATGAGAAACAAGCATTGCATGGAAGCATTCTATAAGACCCTAAAGGAAGTAGATATTCCTGCTGGTCAATCCATGGTCTGTGAGCATTTTTTTGCTTGTGGATGGGATGCAGCCATTGATGCTTTATCTCTCGCATACCAAAGGCAGTTTGAAAATGATGGAGTCGATACTCAGCTTATTAGGCGAGAACCACAAGAGCCACCACCAGACGATGACCAAGAATGAATGGTATCCAGTTTGTTTCCACAATCGGTATGAATACAAAAAATGGCAATACTATCAAAGATGGGGTGATGAGGTGGTTTCTATTTGTGATGACTGCACCGATGAGTATCAACAAAAAATGAAAAGAGAGGGCAGATGCTTTATGGCAGAAGCCATGAGGAAATCTAGCAATAGCAAAAAATATGCAAAATGAACCAGTATCTCAGGCAGTCATGATAATTACCGAGACAGAACCTTGTCGGTTTTCGGTAGAAATAGAGGGTAGTGAAACTTCTTTAGAAGTTGCACAAATTATGGTAAAGTTTCTAAGTGATTGTTTGGAGCAGATCCACAGGGAAACAAAGGTGCATTAAGTGAATAGGGGAATGGGGAAATGGAACAAAGAACAGAAGAATGGCATAAGGCTAGGCTTGGCAAAGTAACCGCTAGTCGGGTTGCAGATGTATTAGCCAAAATCAAAACAGGCGAGGCAGCAGCTCGGAAGAATTACAAGATGGAGTTAGTAGTTCAGAGGCTGACAGGCGAACCAGGCGAGTCTTTTACCAATGCAGCGATGGAATGGGGGACTGCCACAGAACCACAGGCTAGGATGGCTTACGAGGCTCATACAGGCAATTTTGTTGAGGAAAAGGGGTTTATAGACCATCCGACAATAGAGTGCTTTGGATGCTCTCCTGATGGGGTTGTGGGGGAAGGCTTGATCGAGATCAAGTGTCCGAATACCGCCACCCATATCGAGACAGTCTTGGAGAATAAAGCTCCGAGTAAATATATCCCACAAATGCAATGCCAGATGGCAGTTACAGGTGCGAAATGGTGCGACTTTGTATCATTTGATCCGAGAGTGCCAGAGGACTTGCAGTTGGTAGTAGTAAGGGTCGAAAGGGATCAGGAGTATATCGACTCTATGGAAGTAGAAGTAAAGCAGTTTTTAAGCGAGGTCTTAGACCTATTTAATCAATTGAAAGCGAGGCAGAAATGACCTATGAAATGAAAGATGGCAGCTTTAGTCTATTTAAGAATGACAAAAAGCTCACAGAGAAACACCCTGACTATAAGGGTTCGATCAAGATCAATGGAGTTGAGCATTGGTTTGATGCTTGGTTGAAGGAAGGCAAGAAGGGCAAGTTTTTATCTGGTCGGATTGGAGATCCTAAGAAACAAGGATTTACTCCAAGAGGCAATGATGAGATGCCAAAGAGTAGTGGCATTCAAGATGACGATATTCCATTCTAAGGAGAATGATTATGAAAAAGATAGCAATTGGATTAGTAACATATATGTTATTGCTCAGTAGTGCTTATGCTTGCACTACTCAGACTATAATTGTTGGTGGAAAAGTTACTACCTGCACAGTTTGCGGTAATGTTGTAAGCTGTATTTAAACCCCCAATGAGATCGGCATACAGAGGTGCAATGCCTCTACCCTTCACAAGGAGTGCCACCCCCCTTCCGATCAGGGTGGCATTATGAGCTTCCAAAAAGACCTACAGCGAGGATTAGAGATAGAAGAAAGGGTCTTGGCTATCCTACGAAAGAAATACCCATCAGCAAGCCTTATCAATGCTTTTAAGGGCTACGATATTTGGATTCCAGAAATAGACAAAGCAGTCGAGGTTAAGTATGACCCGATGAGCAAAGAGACAGGGAATATAGTTGTAGAGATTGAGATGTATGGAAAACCATCTGGGCTTATGGCAAGCCAAGCAGATTTTTGGGTTTTCTATGACGATGAGATGTTTGTAATCATGCCAATCAAACATATATTTAAGTGTATATTTGACTGCAAGTTACAGTATGTAGAATTTGTTGGTAACGGAGATACCCGATCCAAGAAGGCATTTCTAGTAGATAAAAATACCTTATTTAAGTATGGCAAGATTCTATGAAAGATAAAGTGCTTTTTCGTCTTTTCGCCTGTTTGTAAGTCCTTTTAATTCTTTGCCACCTGCCTTATTCCACTTTAGAAACTCATCGGCAGCAGCCTCATATTCACCCCTGTTGTGTTTCATCCGAAGGGTAGAATTTTGGAGATTACCAAGTCCAACATTGAAGGCGAATGATACAAGTGCGCCAAAGCGACCAGGATTAAGACCAGAAGGACATAATCTTCTAACTCCGCTTTCAAACCTCGCCAGATCTTGAGCAAGAATTTCATCTACTTCCCCCATCGTAAGTGTCCGATCCCATCCGATAGGAATAGGCAGAGCCTTCCTTTCTGCCAATGGGATTCGAGCATGATTAGGATCTATGACATGACCGACACCGACAGTCCAAAGTAATGCAGGGCATTGGTATGGTCTTAATTTCACACCTTCATGGTGTTTAATCATTTCAATGACTTTGTGGTCAATCATTTTTTAGCAAATGCTTGAGTCCCGAACCAGAAGGCAATAATCGAGGCAAGGATCTGCATCTCATCGGCATCAAATACCATAGGGATGGCTTCCATAAAAGCTGCTCCTGTAGTCCATGCCCACCAAATAGATGCAATGTCTACTACGATTAAAAGAAAAACAAACAGATATGTTACAACAGGGCGAACAGAGGCTCTGAGGTTAATAATCCATTGGCTTGCACCCTTGCCGATCTCAATGTCATGGGCATACATAGCACTTCTTTCTTGTGCCTGGGTCTGCATCTGCACTTGGTCTGTGCGGATTTCCTCAATCCTAGCCTGTGCTGCATAGCCTCTTTCTAGCATCTGGAGTTCTCTTTCCATCTGCATTCTGGCTAGTTCTAACTCATGGGATTTGTCTGATTTGTCTTGGAAGAAATCGAGCAGTTTAGGCAAACCACCCATTAGAAAAGATAAAGCTGTAGAGATTAGTGTAAACATTATTTACCCTTTATGACCCCAAGTAAGGTAGTAAGCAATGACCGCAGCCAGAGCAAAGCACATGAGCATGACTCTACGAACCTCTGCCAAATCTTTCCTAAATTCATTTTCTATTTCCTTCTCTTGTTTTTCGATCTTTGCTTTTATGGCTTCTACTTCTGACCATCGCTTTTGACCATGTTGTTTGACAAAATCTTTTTTGACTTGTTCTTCTTTTAGTCTGATGTCTTCTTGTTTTTGCCATTGGATCATGGCTCTTTTGAAATACTGCTCTTTTAGAACTTCTGCTTCTTTTAACTGCCTTCTACGATCTAATGCTTTTTGTTGTGCTACAGAGGCTGCTTCTTTTTGGACATCCTCGATAGACGAGCCAATAAGTTTGCCAGCCTCTTTCCCTGTCTTTATGCTTTCGCTAAAAGACTTTGCTCCTTCCAAAAACCCAAATTGATCGGACATATATCATAGTTATTTTCTGAAAAAAAGATCTGCTAACCAAGTTACAAAGCCACCAAAAACAGAACAAGCACCCATAATTGCCCAGAGAGATCCTTTCGACCTTTCAGCCATAGCTAATAACTTTTTAATATCAGCTTCCATAGTATCTATCTTTTTTTCCATAGCTTCTACTTGGGCTACAAGTTTGCCATATTTGTAGATGTCGAAAGAATCTTCTGCCATTTCCTTACCTATTGTTTATCTTTTGCTAAAGATTCCTCTAGCATCTTAATAAAAGCATCCTTACCTACTTTTAGCTGATCTAAGTTAAAAGTAGCAGATGCTATCTTTCTGTCTAAGTCCACACAATGAGAAAATAATCCCTGTTGTTCTAGAGTTAAGTCATCGAACTGATACTCTACTTCATTGATAAAAATGGGGTTTGTTTTTTTCTCGCCCATATATTCTCCTTGGTTGGTTAAAAATTACTTACTGGCATCCTCTAAAGGCTTGAGGTTTTCTGTTGTCCAAAAGTCTTTGGCAAGCATAATCTTGAGATGCTCTTTATTCCGCTTTAAGCAGTCTGCCCACTCCTCATCGGTCATGTCCTCTGGTTGCCCAGCCTGAATCAGATTAACCGAATCAAGTGCCGCCTTATATGATTGTGCTACTTCTTCGGGTGTTGGTTTGTTGTCATCAGTCATTTGCTTCTCCTTATTTATTAAGTTGTGCTTTAAGACTATCTACTTCTGCTTTGAGTTCTTGAACAGCTTTTATTAGGATTGGCACAAAAACAGAATATTTAATTTCTTTGTAATCATCTCCATCCTTTTCTAAGTTATGAGTAACTACAAGATTTGGGAATACTTGCTCTACTTCTTGAGCAATTAAGCCAATTTCTTTAGTGCCACCATCAGATTCTTTCCATTCATAATTCCGAACTTTTAATTGGCAAATGTCGTTCAATTTAGGAGAGGCATCAACAATGTTCTTTTTTAACCTTTCATCAGAACGACCTGATGTAGTTCCATTACTCCAAATGGTGAAACAATCAGTAGTGCTATCTATTGCTTTATAAAAATATTGAGTTGTATTGTTTGGCGATGCAGCACTAAACCTAGTTCTAAATCCGTAAGGTCTAGTTGCGGACTCATTAGTCATCTCAAAAATAAGTTCATCAGTAGCACTATTGTTAAATTCATAAAAATTAGCAGTTGTGCTTCTAAAATTGCCTGTAGAGCTAAATTTAGCTGCCCCACTAGCATTTATGAACTGTCTAGGATTCCCATCTCCATCACTCAGCACAATGTAGTTAGATGCTGTGCGGATGTCTAAGCCACCATTGTTTCCAGAATAACCACCAATAATGGTATTTTTTGAACCAGTAGTAATCGCTCCACCAGCACCGCCTGAAATACCAGCATCTACGCCAATAAATGTATTTCTAGTTCCTGTTGTTGCATAATATCCAGCACTAACACCAATAAAAGTATTGTTAGCACCAGTTGTTAAATTGTAACCAGCACCTTTACCAATAATGGTTAGCTGTTGCCCTGTTGCATTGTATCCCGCAGTTGCGCCAACCATTGTATTTTCAGCACTTGTAGTATTACTATACCCAGCCTGATAACCTACTGCTGTGTTGTTAGATGCGGTGGTGTTGTTTACTAAAGACTGATAGCCAACTGCGGTATTGTTACCACCAGTTGTATTAAACCGTAATGCTTCATTACCAAAAGCAGAACTTGTAGATGCTGTGGTGTTTGACGCAAGTGCGTAAGTGCCAAATCCAGTATTGTTTGAACCAGTCGTATTAGCGGTCAATGCTTGAAATCCAAGACCATTGTTTTGTGAACCTGATGTATTTGCCTTTAATGCTCTATAACCTACTGCAACTGTATATAAAGCACCAGTAGTTTGCGAATAAGCGGCTTCATATCCTATGGCTACACTTGCGTCTGCGGTAGTGTTGGAAAATAAAGCATCACGACCAATAGCCACATTTAATCCACCAGTAGTGTTTGATTGTAGTGCGCTTGTTCCGAAAGCATTATTGTTTGCGCCTGTGGTTGTAAACACAAGAGCATTTTCACCAAAAGCATTGTTGTAATTAGCTGTGGTTGTTTTTAGTGCGCTATTACCAAATGCTGTGTTTCCTGTGCCTGTTGTAACTGTATATAAAGCCTGATAACCAGCGCTAGTATTTACTCCAGTTGTATTAACAGCTAAAGCACCATTACCTAATGCTGTTGAACCACTAACAGCACCACCACCCTTACCAACAGTTAATCCGCTAATAGAAGCATCATTAGCCATTGTTACTGTAGTGCCATTAAAGGTGAAGTCGGCATCGTCTGTTAGCTGACCATTGGTTGTGGCATAAGTTACTCGACCAGATGTCAATCCTGTGCCAGTAATGGTAGAGAATCGACCTGTAGATGCTGTTGTAGCACCAATAGGAGTATTGTTGATCGATCCACCAGAGATAACAGGGCTAGTAAAGGTATTGCCTGTAAAAGCTGCGCCAGTAATAGTTCCACCTGTGATCTTAGGTGCAGTCATGGTATATGTGCCATCTCTGATGCCATCTCCGCAGTCTCGGATCTGAGCCATCATGTCTCGCATGGTGTCATTTACTGCTGATGGGAGCATCCCCTCTGGAGCACCATCTGGAGGTGTCGCATTGTTATTAGCAGGGGTTAGAGAATATTTTGTATATGCCATGATTTTCCTTACTCAGTTATTCCGAATGCAGCACCATAACCTAAGTTAAGTGCTTTTCTTTGTAATTCTTTACTTAAAGGTTCTACATTAGTAGTTGTTGCTTTAGTCATCAGTCTTGCAGCTAACTTAGGATCTAACATTGCATCGACCAATAATTCCCTGATTTGGTCATCTGTGCCATTGTAAAGCCAGTTAAGAGGTGCTACAACCTTATTAGCTGCTGCTGGCACTTGACCAAACATCTGTTTGCCGATAATTCCACCGATAACATTAGCTGTAGAAAGATTCTTGAATGTGTCCGATCCTGGCACTCTGCCTGATTTATTAAGAACACCAGAATCTAAGTCTCTGCCAACTCTTTCTAAAATCCTTACTTGCATCTGAGACATATCTGTTTCTTTTGCTGCTGCTCGGATAGCCCTAGTAAAGTTAGGCTGAGAAATCATATACTGACCTACATTGATTGGATCAGGAATTGTAGATAGCACCTTTGCTCTGAAACCTTGTGCTGCCTCTACTTTTTCTATGTTTTTGCTGCGTTGAGCATAGACCTTTAGATAATCTTTGTATCCAGGAGCAGACGAATCAATAACATCATCTACAGCACGAATAACAGACTCTAATTGACCTTTTGCTTGGCTGTATGCAGAACCTTCTTTATCGAGCAAACCTTGTGCTGCTGCCCTTAAATCTTTGCGAACTTCGTATAAAGCCTGGACTGAATCTGCACGATTAACAGAGTTCTTAGCAAAGTTCATTGCATTGATAACTGTTGATCGTTTTCCAGTAGGAGATGCCAAAATGTCATCAATTTGTTTATTTACTACCAAAGAGATAGCAGATTGGATTTGCTCTGGTGTTTCTTTGGATGCAGCAAATGCAGCCTCTCGCATAGGAGCTGTAGCAGCCTCTCGATTAGCGATAGCAATATTGATAGTATCTTGGTCTTTAGCCAATCGATCAATAATAGCCATACGAGCCTTGTTAGCCTCACTAGCTTGTGCAGCAAACTTGCCTGTAACATCCAATGCACGAATAGGTGTCTCTGCGGAAATTAAGCCAACATCTCTGCTTGCTTGTGCTGTCGTAGGTGTATATCCAGGAACTTCTGGCTGGAATTGTTCTATTCTGCGAACTGCTGTTTCTGGAGCATTGGATAATTGGCGCAATACATTACCAGCGATTACTTCTCTACCAGCCTCTGTAAATGGGCGAACTGTCTCACGAACCAATCGACCAGCAGCAGGAACTGCTGTAGTTGCTGTTCCAGGAGCTACCATACCACCTAATAAAGCCAATCCTAGCTGACCACCTGCTCCAACATCGGCATACTCTCGACCAGCAGCAGATGCACCTGCGCCACCAACAGCAGCAGACATCTGTAAAGGTAAATTTTCTACAAAAAACTTTTCTGCTACAGATGGCTGTGTCAATGCTCTTTGACCAGCAGCCAATCCTCGCTGAACCAATGCAGCAGGAGCTGCAACACCTGAGATAGCAGAAGTAATGTCTTGGATTACCTTTTCACCTTTTGTTTCTGGCTGTGGCAATCCTACCTGAGTCAATCCTCTTTGTAGAACTTGGCTAGGCATCTCTAACTGCATACCAGTTGTAGGAGGCAAGCCTCTTTGCTCACGAATAATGTTCTCAATACCAGCACTACCTTTGCTGATTAAGTTAATAAGTGTATTGAGAGCATCACCAGCTAATAGTGGCAAACCTGCTGCGCCTGTAACTGCTGCTCTAGCTGTAAGACCTAATTGCCTTCCAATTTCTTTACCAGTTGTAGGCTCTGCTTCTTGTAGAGATTGTTCAATTAGTCTTTGGGCTTGCTCAGGTGTAGTTCCTTCTGGAACTTCAAACTTTGCAATCCTGCCATCAGGCATTTCAAATCTTGCTATTGGCATTTTATTGTCCTAAGGTTTCTCAAATCCTAAAAATTTAACACCTCTTGCCGATGGAACATTTAATGTCTGTGGCTTTGGAACTTTGTTTACTTGATCGTAGAAATCTTTGGGCAATACTGCACCTAAACTTGCATCATATTGCTGAACAGCAGTCAAATTAAACTCACCTTTTTTGTATAGATTTCTAGAGAAGTCAGCTATTTTTTCTGCTCTTTCTGCAAACCTACGATTAGCATCAGCCATCAATGCTCGACCAGACTCTGAGTTTGCAAGACTTGGAACAGAACTAATGTATGACTCAAATTCAATATTAGATGTTGCTCCAGATCCAGGGGGTCTTACCTTAACTGCTGTTTGCACTACTAAAGATTTAGCCAAATCGTTAGCTGTTACTGTTTCTGTATTCAAACCAAGATTTTTAGCTAATTCAGTTCCTAATTTAACTGCTGCGCCACCGCCTTTACCTTTTAACAATTCATTGATTTGTGTGGCAGATGTGGCAAACTGTCTTGCAGATACAGCTTGGTTTGTCAGATTTTCCACTACACCCTTATCAATCTCAGCCAAATTCTTTTCTGTTGGCATTACTTGAACTAGTGGCTTTTTACCAATTTCTTCAAACTGCTGATAGGTCATATCTTTAGGAACTAGACCCATTTGTTTAGCAGTTACAAACTCATCAATTTTTGTTGGTAACTTAGCTTGTTTTGTTGTAAGTTCTGCAAACTTTTCTGGGCTTGTTTCTGCAAGGTATTGCATAACAGCAGGTTGTAATTTTTCTAGATCAATCTGTGGTTTTGTTGGCAGGTTGCCTCGTAATGCTGCAACAGTTTCTGCTGTTGCCATATCTCCACCAAACTCAGGGCGAGATAACATTTCTAACTGAGATCCTGCACCTGTAGCCATTGGAATAGGTTGCGGAACTTGAGTTGTAGCACCTTTCAACAATTCTTGGTATCTTTGTTGTGCATCTTGTTTCTTTTTGAACTCAGCTAACTGCATACCAGTAACCATTTGCTTTAGAGTGCGATCAAAAGATTGCTGATAGCCTTCTGATCCTGCTGCCAAAGCTCCTGCTAATGCCTGTCCTGTGCTTACAGGGTATCTTTGAGTTCCAGACTGTGCCAACATAGCGATAGCAGCATTTAGCAAGGCTTGTTGTCCTGCATTCTGCTGCATCCTCTGTTGCTCGGCAGGACTAATAAACTGAGAGTAGTCTGGTTGCTGACCGAATAAAGCTGATAGATCAATTGCCATAATTTATCCTAGTAAAGAATTTGGATTTTGCTGTCTTTGGAGGGCTAATAAGTTATACAGACCAGAGTAATCAACATTTCCCTGTGGAATCTGTGTCCTTGAGCCTGTCATTGTTGGCATTGCTGCTGGCTGTGGTCTTTGACCTCCACCAAGTAATCCACTAGCCAATCGAGCACCCTGTATTGCTTGACTTGTGCTGATAAGAGGCTTTGATACTGCTGGCAATGTGGATGTTAATCCTGTGCCACCTAATTCTGCTGCTGTATATCCTTGTGCAATGTTCTGTGCAATTGCTGCTTCTGATAGACCTTGTGCTGCTAAATTTGCTGCATCTGCTGCTACAAAAGAATCTACACCTGTTGCTGTTAAGTTCTGAGCAATAGTTGCTGCATCAAAGCCATTTGCGGCTAGATTTGCTGCATCTGCTGCGACTGTATAAGGCAATGCCTGTGTAACTGCTTGTGTTGCTGCTTGCTCTACTGCTGCTGCTGTAGCTGCATCAGACAACAATGTAGCACCAATAGTATCTGCGACAGCGCCTTCGCCTGCTAATGTAGCAAGTCCGGTTTCTGTTGCGCCTGTAAATGCTGCGCCTTCTGCAAGTGCGGGCGCCAAATATGGCGCTGCTACTGCTGCAGTTATTACTGCTGGTGTAATCCAGCCACCAGGTATTTCGCGATTAACTGTTGTGTCTACTTCTGCTAATGCTTTGCCAACAGGTTGTGTAATTGCTTTATCGATAGACTCGCCAACATCGCTTATTGCATTAGCGACATCAGAAACAATTGGTATATCACCGCCAGCACACATAGTTAATCCTTTAAATGTTTTATTGTGTTAAAGCCAACAGTTTTATAACCTAGTCTTTCATAAAACTGTCTAGTTTTATCTATCTCTACTGCTGTTGTCTGTCCTAGATGCAGATCATCTGCGCCTATTTCTTTAGCCCAATTTTCTAATGATTTTACTAATTTAAGTGCTGCTCTACTACCCCTAAATTCAGGCAATACATAGAAACCAAGATCATTTGCTTTTTTGCGATTGCTAAAAAAATACTCATGAGCAATGCCAGAAATAAAGCCTATTATTTTGTCATTCTCTATCGCGATAAAGCCAACTGCATTTGGATTTTTGTATAACTGCAAAATCTTGTGTTTTTCAGGTGCTGCATAAGAAAATTCTGCTTCGGCTACCATCTTAGTAACCAACTCATAAAACTCCTCTAAACGATGTAGAGATAGCTTTTCTATTATCAGAAGAAGCCTCCTAATAAACCACCTAATGCTGCTCCACCTGCTGCGCCATAACCAGCACCAATAGAAGGGAATGCTTGACCCAATGCATAGCCACCTAGACCACCTGTAAGAGCACCACCAAGAATGCCTGCTCCTCGATTTTGGAAAGTAGGAGCATTGGTTGTGGTTGTGCCATAGCTGCCTAATGGAGTGCCATAAACCGATGACAAGAATCCTTGCAACTGCTGATAAGGTAATTGCTGTTGGAATTGATACCTAGCCAACTGCTCTTGTAGAGGTTGTGCTGCGATAGCCTCTTGTTGAGCACCGACTTGAGCTAATGTCTGAGATGGCAAGAATTGCTGACTGTAGAACTGTGGTGCAAATCCAGCCAATTGAGCCTGTTGTAATTGAGCTTGTTGCTGTAGTCCTCTTTCTTGCTGATACTGAGTTCCTGCAATATTGGCTGTAATATCACCTAGAGACCGACCAAAAGCCTCTGTAGCAGTTCCTAATGCTCTTTCCATAGCACCGCTACCTAATCGACCAGATCGGCTGTAAAGGCTCGAAATGCCTGGCAATACTGCTTGGCTAAACTGTTGGGTTAGTGGGCGAGTAGCAGCCTCCATCATGGCTTGTTGATATGGGTTTGCATTTAAGAAACCGCCTGCTGCTGTCTGTCCGACCTGACCCAAAGATGCCTGATAAGCCTGCTGTGCCTGTTGCAGAACAGGACTTTGCTGGCGAGCCAATGCCTCTTGCTGTGCAATAGCCTCAGTAGTAGCTGCCGATGGGCTTACATATGTTTGACCAGGAAAGAACTCTGGTTGCTGACCTGTCAAAAATAACTGTTCGGCTCGCTGTAAACCTGTTTGTAGATAGGGCAATAATGTTGGGTCTATCTGTGAGGTTTGGGTGGTAGTTGCCATAGTTTTCCTTATCCTACGATAATATATTTATAAGTCATACCTGATACTGAATTAGCAGGATGACTAATGGTTGCGCTTCCTGCTGTTGTTGCTGATATATAAGGCATTGTAAAAAGATTGCTTGTGTATCCATTCGATGACAGATAGCTTAGTGTTGCTATTACCGATGGAATTGCAGGTCTTGTTGGACTTGTTCCTGCTGGTAAACTTTGCAAAGATACTGTCGTGCTATCTGTAGACCACATAATTTGCACATAATCATTTTTTTCTAGTGCAATAAAAAAGTTTAAGGCTGCAATCAAATGTCCATCTACTGATCCATGCCTATTTGGGACAGAATATCGACTGTTACTATTTGCTATATCTGTGCCATTTTTTCTAAACCAAATGTCAATATCATGAATAGAGCTATCTGTATTTACAAATTGTGCAGAAAACTGCAAATTGTATAAACCAGAATAGCTGACATTTAGTCTAGAGCTATTTGATAACGATGCACCAAGACTGTAATCTGTGGTGTCATATGTCATTGCATAAGCAGTAGTAGTGTTTGCTGCTGTTTGATCTGTAGAATCTTGAACAGCTAAATATGGGTAAAAGCTACTAGCAGAAACATCATCTGCTGGCACTAAAACGATTACAGAATCAGCGCCAATTCGAGCATCTGTGATTGTTGTAGTGCTTGCACCACCTGTCGCTAAAGTAATAGAGCCAGTATTGTTGGTTTTGCCATTCATAATCCCATTGACTACTTCGGCAACACCTCGCTGATCTGCTCCGAAAGGAGGCAAAACTCTATACATTATCTAGTTCCTAATGGGCTTAAATCAATGTCCATTCCTACTGTATTTGTCCAACTGCCTGTAGGTGTTAATTGTAGACGATGATACCGCCCAACACCACGAATTGACACTCTATTTTCTGCATCGGCTGCACTTTGAGAGCCAAATACTAAAGACTCTGTAAGCAGTCTGCGAGATAGTAACGCTACCGATCCAGAACCATTATCTACAATTGGCTTTGCCATCGTAATTGCCGAGGTTGCACCAGGCACTTCTATATCGCCTGTCTCAATGTAGGCTGTAGCATTTGCGCCAGAGAATGTAACAATCTTTGCGCCATCTAGTCCTGCAAACTGCATCTTACCGCCTAGCCAGATTCGGCTATCAAATGATGTAGAAATTGTATCTACATTCCCAAATGTATCTAAACCTTCTAGCAATACTGTTGGTGTAGAACTTGTGGCAATCCAATCAACTGTAATTGTTCCGCTAGTCCATTTATTTGTCTGGAAATTGTAGATCAGCATTTTGTCTGGAGTAGCAGAGCTTTGGCTTGCATAAGCCCAGATAATTAGCTTTCTGTATGGATCTACAGCAGCAGACATAAGGTTTAAAGAACCTTCATCTACATCATTAAAGAAATAGCGATTTACTTTCTCATTGCCGATAGGAATTACTTGCTGACCATCACAGGCATAGAAACCATCGTCTGATAGAAAGAAAGTAGTGCCAGAATACTGAATAATGCTGTTTGCCTCATAGCATCCAAGGTTTCGGCTGATGTTGTCGAATTGGAATACTAAAGGGCTACCGATGTAGCTCATGCGATGGATTGACCGATCCATGAGAACCAACCCAAATTCACCACCAGTTACACCAACAACTGAGCCACCATCAGGAATGTCTTGGTAGTCTGCTTGTGTAGTAGCCGAGTTAGTCCAGCTAGACTCATCGCCCAATGCTGACCATTGCACTCGATTTGGATATACAGTAGCTGAGTTTATATAAGCTGAGACTACAAAGTCTCTAACGACTGTTACATATCGAGCTTCTGGTGCATCTGCTGCTAGATTATCAAATAATGTAGAACTATTGAGGTTAAATCCTTGTAACTTTGCGCCACCATTGGCTGCAATAATGACATTACCAAACTGAGTAAATCTCCATCTTTGGTTTGTCGGTGTTGTGTAGTTTCCTGACTTAGATACATTGTCCAATGATAGATCTGATGTATCTAATTTAAATAGCTTTGTAGAGCCTCCAGCAAACACTAATGTTGTGCCATCAGACTTTCTGCCTGCAACCACATTATTTAGGTTCTCGGATGCCGATCCAGAGTAGTCTACTGCTGTCTGAATAGCACCATATCCTACAGCTTTAGAAAAGACATTCTCTGCCCTTTGTAAGCCATTGGTAATGCCTGGCTGATCTGGAGTCCACTCTCCGAAAGTTATTCTACTTATTGCCATTGTGAGTTTCCGCTAGATATGTCTGTCCATACAGTAGTGCTTGCTGCTGTGGCTGTCCAAGTCTCTGATCCTGCTGATGCCACAGTCCATACTGTTGCACTAGGTGCAATACCTGTCCAAGCCTCTGTGCCTACTGTTTCGTCTGTCCAATTATCGCCTAGAACTCTGCCAAAGCAATTGACTAGGGCTATACCATTTACTGTTGCTACTGCGCTGTAGATTGCTATAGGATTAGCTGTAACTGTGGCAAAGGCTGTTACTGATGCATCACCACTATATTGCACACCACCTAACGCAGTTACTGTCGCTGTTGCTGAGATGCTGCCAGAACTTAATCTTTCTCTGATTGCTGATGCAGAGGCAGACCCTGATGCTGAAATAGAGCCAGAGCTTGTTCTAATCCTGAGAGCATCTGCCGATACTGTGCCTGTAGCTGAGACTGCACCAGATCCTGCAAATATTCCATATCCATTTGCCGAAACCATAGCCAAAGCCGAAACAGAGCCTGTGCTTGTTCTAACCCTGATTGCTTGTGCATTTACTGTTCCTTGGGCTGTTACTGAGCCTGATCCACTACGAATCGCAAAACCATTACCAGTTACTGTGGCACTTCCTGTAATAGAGCCAGATGATGTTCTGGTTCTAATGGCAGCAGCAGTTGCTGTGCCTGTTCCTGTTACCGACCCTGATGCATTCCTTATCGCATAGCCATTAGCACTAGCAGTAGCGACACCAGAGATGCTGGCATCTCCATAGTAGATGCAGGTGCTAGTCGAGTTCCATGCAGGATCATCAAATGAGACAAGGATCTGTTCAAGAGTTCCGAACTGATCAATGTTGTCAATTGTGAATGCACCACAATAATCTGCTGGCATATTAAGCCAATGTTACTGTCAGGCTTCCTGATGCAATCTTGAAAATATCGCCTGTGTCGATGGTCTTAGATGCATCTAATGGTGTGTGATAAAACAGATTACCTGTTGTCAATGAATCCCAGATGCCGATATGCGTAATTGTTCCCCATGAGCCTGTAGCTTGTGGGAAGGTAATGTCAGCAGTTGTTGTAGATACACCATTGCTAGGTGCTCCAAATGTCGCTGACTGACGAGCATACGATCCACCGCTAACCTCTGTTCCTGATCCTGCATCTGTAGGATCTGCTGTATGCAGACTGACATAGACTGTAGCAGGTGAAGTAAAGGTGGTTGCTCTTAGAGTCGCATTGATTAGTGCATTCTCTAGGTAGTTTGACATTTCAGCCATTTTGATTCCTTATCGAGAGGTTACTTTCATTTGTAGAGGAACACCCGAATATTCACCATTTTGGTCAGCATTCGAGATATTGTTGATTGCTCTGTCATACAAGGAAGCCCAAGTTTGACTGCGAGCATCATTGATTAGGTATGGCTCTGCTTCCAAAAGACTTGCATAGAGCAAGGCATCAGGATAATTAGCCAAGAATACATTAGAGGCATTGCTGTCCGATAATACTGTCGGCTTGGCATAGTAAAGAATCTCTAATGTATAGTTTGTATCTGGCTCTGGAGCTAAGACAAACTCCGATGCCAAGATGGTGTAATACACAGGCTTTCCTGACTCATCTGCTGGTGCATCTCTTGTAAATGAACTAGGAGATAAGTAAGTTACAGGCATCCTTGGATTGCCTTGAATATGGAGATCTCTGATCTCTAAGAAATCTGTAGGCAGAGCTACCTTGCCATCACCGCCTACTGTCGGAGCTGTAGCAGACTTAAGCATCTCTCTTGTGCGGAGATCCCTAGCCATTCTTAGCTCGGCAAATCGGATGAAATCAGGAATAACCGATGTTAGGTCTGACCGACCTAAATAGTTAGCCACCGATGTCTTTAGATCGGAATAATTGGTATAAGGCATATTTCTCTCTTAATCTTTTGGTATTTCGATATTGTGCCAGCCATACACATATTGACCAATGTGCTTTATATACTTCGACA